TTTCGGACCTGACCCGAACCCTACGACTTCACAGGTCGCAATGCTTCCAACTACACCAATGTCACCATAAATTTCGCGGATATCCTATCCCCTAGACGATACATGTACTTTCAAATGTTTTACTTTGAATACCTCGCGAGTCTTTCCAAAGTAACCAAATATAAAATCCGTCGATATTATATTCAATTCATTTTTAGATTTATCAGGCAGTGCGATTCGAACACACGTCTTCCGCTTCTTTTTTTTCAAAAATTCTGGAAGGGATGTAGGGATTCGAACCCCAATTAACTGCCTCAGAAACAGCTTTCCTAGCCATTGAAAGACATCCCTATATATTTGGAGCACTAGGTGGGATTCAAACCCACGGTGATTTCCTGTTTGGAAGACAGGCGCCTTCGGTCAGACTCGGCTCACTAGTGCATAAATTCATTGGATATTGTAATGGAGGCTTTCGATGACCACATTTCTCCCCGCCGGAGAGCGTTTTTCCAATTTAAACTACATCACAATAAAAAAGTTGGCAGACCTACCAGGACTTGAACCCGGACTAATTGGTTAACAGCCAATTGTGCTTGCCAAATTACACCATAGGTCTATAAAAATTGGTACGTCCGGCAGGATTCGAACCTACGATTGGGACTATGCCACTCCCGATTAAAAGTCGGGTACTCTAAGCCGCTGAGTGACGGACGCATAAAAATTGGCGGAACCTACGGGAATCGAACCCGCATCTTCTTCGTTGACAGCGAAGGGCTTTACCAGTTAAGCTAAAGCTCCGTATATTTGGTACCCCCAGAAGGTATTGAACCTTCTTCCCTTGGTTAAGAGCCAAGTGCATCACCTTAATGCTTCGGAGGCATAACTTAGAATGAGTGAATCCGTATCGTAAGACGGTTCTTCCAAAGCCGACCACAAACACTCACCGGTGTTGCGTCCAACTTCAACGTGCGTCACACACTGTCATACCCATTCTTAAAATTTGGCAGACCGAGAGGGATTTGAACCCCCAGCTTCAAGTTTTGGAGACTTGCATGTTACCGTTACACCACCGATCTATAAAAATTGGTACATCCGGAAGGACTTGAACCTTCATCTGGCCGCTTAAAAGGCGGTAATGTTACATTAACACCACGGATGCATAAAGGAGTTTTCTTTTATTATTGAGTTTAAGTTGCAGTACTAGCACCGTCGGCCGTTATCTGTTATCTTAACTTCTCTAAAAATACTAACTCCAGATTAATTTACTTGTGGTGGATGCCCAAGGATTCGAACCTTGACAGCCTAAGACGACAGGGTTACAGCCTGCTGATTTCGCCCACTTACCATGACACCCGTCATAAGTAAATTAAAAAAGTGAACTGTGACGTTATCCTCGTCTTCTCCCTCTGAGTCGGAAGGCTTTATTAGTATTAAGCTAACAGTTCTTGTATATTAAATCTCCTAAGAGATTTACTTTCACAATAAAGTTGCTTTCGCAACAAAAGTGCTTATGTCAGTTTCCAAAATGTCAAAGAACAAATACAACAAAAAAGGGAGTCAAGATTTTTCCTGACTCCCTAAGATATTTTAAATTTTTATCTTGTCGTCAGGTTATGGCGGTTATTCCTTTTGGTTCTCTTGTATCAATATTAAACCAAGGATATACCGGGAGTATAGCAATGCCATTACTACAATGCATATAATGTTCCTTTAATTTAAATTGTTTTAGAGTTTTGTTTGCCATAATATTTTCCCAATGTTTAAAAAATTATTTCGGTTTTTCTGTTCAAAAAGTATTTATACAAATCATAACATATTACATCAAATTTGTCAATACTTTTTTAAAAAAGTTTTAAAGGTCACCCGAGGAAGACTTTCACTCCCTATCTATCCGACAGGCCCAATCGGAATCATCGACAACTTATGTTCGGGTGATAAATTTTGAACCTTCTTAAATATAACACATTTTCAAACGAATGTCAAGGTTTATTTTGTTGGACTTTTTCTGTCCATCCCTTCTTAAATTTGTTCTATAATTATAACATATGCCGAAATGAATGTCAAGGTTTATTTTACGATTTTTAATTCATATAATATAGAACACATACGCACATTATTAAATTATAGGTTTTTTCTTTAAAGTTTAATTAATTTATTAAAACTATTTATTCTTCACCACCAACATCTTCTGGTATATCGGGTTCTTCAGAAGGTTCTACTTCACTTTGCCCACCTAGTTTTTCGGTAGATATCTCAACAAAAATTTCTACTGGGACAGATTCACCTTCACTTTCGTTATAAGTAGATGTTGCTATGAATCTTGGAGATCCTTTTAAAACACCTTTATCATGAGATTCGACACCAATTTCCATATTATTAATTACTTGCATTTTTTCATCTTCTGATAAATCAAATTCAGTCACCACATATTCTTTAATGACATCAATGATATTTTTTAAAAGGTTGCTTGAAACTTTTTTAGTTTCTTCCTTTAAAATTTTGTTTCCAAGTTTGTTATCAGCAAACTCTTTAAATGTAGCAAATTTCATAACTGTTCTCCTTTAAAAACACATTGAAAAATTTTGGATTTCCTTATTACTCATTCTTGTAAACATTCCAATTTCATCGATTTCTTTATTTAAGTCTTCAATGATAGTAGAAGCTGATGATTTTAGATCTTCAAGGGTTCCATTATTTTCAACGACATAATCCCAAATTTTCCAGTTATCAAGAGCTGTTTCGGAATCATGTAAACTCATCTGCTTAGGAGTATTTATATTTCTATTGATTCTAATAATTATTGTTTCATAATTTTCGTCATACATTCCTGTAATTTCATTTGGGAACCTACAGTCAGTAACAATAATAGCATTTGAATCTGATTCGATTGATCTATTCTTTACTTGATTAACCCACCAATTATTATCTACTCTATTGCGGAAAATTTCTGTTCCGTATATTTGTAAAATACATCTGGTAATTTCTGTTTTATCTTCGTACCAATTTTCGTCTTTGATTTTTAGTTTATCAATAACATTATCAATATTTTGTGTTATAGAAGGATTAAGCATGTTTTCTCTTGTATCTGTAAACAAATTAACAGCGTTTTTAATTTGTTGTGAAACACTTTCAAGAACCTGAGATAGTAAAAGAAAATCATTTTTACAACCGTCTTTCAAAGATTTTGCAAATAGATCTGTGGAAACTTTCTGTCCTTTTTCTTCTAATTCTTTTTGAAGAAAATCAGCAAATTGATTTTTACCAGATTGCATTTTACCACTGATTAAATAAACTTTTTTCATTTTCAACCTCCGAATAAACTATAAAAAAGGCTGTTTAACAGCCTTTAATTAATAAGCAATTTCATTAAGCAATTGTGCAGATACGTCAACATAATCTTTGCCAAGACTACCTTCAGTGATAATTCCATTAGTAAGTTTAACTTTACCACAATTACAATTACCGTTTTGTTCTACAACTGTCTCACAATGAATACATTTAATTTTCTTTACGATTTCCATGTTCATCTCCTTATTCTAAATAGTCTTCAATATCACCATCAATTTGATCCTGATATTTTTTATTTAATTCTTCAACAATCATTTCAACTCTTTGTGTTAATTCACCGTCATATTCATATTCGAAATCTTCGTGGTTAGTATAATCTATAACAACTCTACCACATATTTGACATTTAAATTGTTCTGAGGGGACTTCTTCAATGTTATTAAAAGTATAAATACCGAGTCCACAACCACATTCTACTTCGAAAAAGCAATCACTAAAAACTTTACTTTCATTATCTGGATGTTGTTCTTTAACTCCGTTGATTTTATTTTCGATTATTTCTTGATAATATTTTTTAATTTCTTCTTTAGTACAATCTGACTCTCGTTTACCAGATTCCATTATATCATTAAATCTAGAACTATCTAAACATATGTCTAAACCTCTAAGATTTATTTCTATTCCATTTTCTTCAAGAGAATCAATAATAGCACTTTCTACCATTTGAATCCCAGCAACATAACCAACTAACCAATCTTTATTCTTTACTACAATAGGTACCCATTGTTCTTTTTCATCGATAACCGGTGCTGAATATTTCATAAATACCTCCTTTTATAAAAGTATTTATACACCAGCAACCTTGTTCTTCCCATATCTAAAGATTTCAAGTATATCGTTAACTTCTTTTTCATCAAGGATTTGTATGTATCTTTCGGCGTCTTTTAATCCGACTTCAAAATAATTCGCTATGACGGTTTTATCTGCCAAACTCAAATCTTTTTTCTTTGCAATGTATTTAAAATACATTTTTCTTTTGGGAAGAATAGACGAAAAATATCTATAGTGAGCACTCTTTGGAAGATCATACCTATTGACTTCATTGACAATAGGTACGAAAACTTCCGACATGGATACAAATCTATTAATCATATATGGAGAATAATCTTTACGGATCTCATCATTGTCAAAATCTAGATCTTTATTCTCTACTGTTAAAGCATTAAGATAATCAAATGGTTTCATTACATTTCCTTAATTTTTTCAATTATTTTGTCAAATGTAGCATCAACAGTTGCTTCAAAAAGTTTTTGTTCTTCTCTTTCATTCAACCCCGGTAAGTCTACGGCATCATTGGCTTTGTCAGCAATGTCATCTTTTTTATCTTCAAGATAATCAACTACAACCTTGATTAATGATTTTTTAAAAATTTTTACTAACCATTTCATATTTAACTCCTATTATTATAAAAGGTTGACATGTGTTTGAATGATTCCGTCCACTCCCACTCGTCGTTAACATATCTTTGAAATTCTTCTGAACTAATTTCGACGATATCATTTACTTCCATTTCCAACATTCCGATTGCTACATCATATTTCTTTTCATATGACACAGGCTTTGATAGATTAAAATACAACTTGGAACTCAAAGGGTTTGTTTTCAAAGTTTCTATTTCATTTTCAAGTTGTTTAATAGCAGTTTCGACCCAACCTATCATCGCTTCATTATATTCCCTGATATGAATCTTTTTGTTTTCAAGTAATTTCTTAAGCAAAACTTCTTTTTTAACTGTGACTGTTTTCATATTTACTCCTGATTTTTATATACGTTTCTTGGTGGAACTGTGTAAAATTTTCCATCTTCTGATTGTAGATATGCTAAACCACTCTTTGTTATTTTTATTAATTTCAACGGATTTTTATTATAAATAAGTGGTCTAAGTTCAACACAAAATGCTAAATCTCCTAGACCATTTATGTATACTATTTCTCCTATATTGTTTATTAGTTCAATATTTTTCATCTTTATTCCTTCAATTCAAAATGTACCAAATCATTAAATTTATTATCGGATAAGTCCTTATTCATATTCCAATCCCCTCCCCAACGGATTTTAACTCCAATATTATAAGCAATTCCCATAACATAACCAGCAAAGTAATAACATTGTGAAGCATCCCAAACAACTTTACCATTGATGTAAGGAGCCACATCAACTGCCTTTGACAACATCTGAGGTTCAAGTACATTATGTTTTGATTTTGGCCATTTAAGTTTACTCTTACCTTCAGCAAAGTATTTGTCTTGAGTTGCTTTATCCCTTCTTCCTTGGATGATAGAACAATCAAAATTATCAGCAACAATAGAAAAAAGAACGCGGAGCCTTGGGTCGCATGTCATTAGTCTTCTCTTGGAAGTTCTTCCAAACCTTGAAGACATTGGAATGTCTGGTAATGTTTGTCCGCAATAGTTCATTTTAATACTCCTTATGCCTTGTATTATACCATTCAA